ATAGAATAATGGCTGCAATGGTGTAGGCTGACTTTTGTTCCTTTGTCATGGTTTTTTCGTTTTTAAGTTTAAAAATCATTTGTCATAACGAATCTATAAACTTTTTTTTGAATCCACCAAATTTTTTGCAAAAAAAATGGGGAAAATAGACATTTTCCCCTTAAAACTATAACGAACTGATTATGGAACACTAAGATAAGAATAAATCCCTTTCCAAAATCCTTCTATTTGTCAATCCTTTTACCACTTGCCCATTTACCTTGTTCCACCTTAAAAATTGATCTGCCACCTCTTGAATAGGTGCCTTATTATTGAGTAACCTGAGCAAAGATGATCGCTGGAATGCTCCCAGTCCAATGTTATATGCAAGAGATGTGATCGCTGCCAGTTGATTTGATGTTATTGGCACTTTAACCAGTTTCCTGATCGCTATTTGCCTTTGCTCAATGTCTTTTTTCAGCCATTCAAGAGCAGTTGCGTTGCTGATAGTTTGCCCCTCTTTAACTGCAATTCCATTGAATGGGTCTTTTGTTGATCCGTAACCAATAGTCCAAATGCCACCTGAATCTTGATAACTTTTCAGCCTTAAGCCTTCAAATTTGGCAATTAGTTTTTCAGCACTCACTTTTTTTGCAGTTAATAGCAGCAAAATGATCGCTGCAATAATTAGATATTTTTTAGTGGGTGTCATGATCTTTAGCCATCAAACCGAGAATAAGAGTTGCCACTCCTGAAATAATCATTGCAGCATCCTTTTTAGCCAGTCCATCAATTACCAAAGGCAATCCAGCAACGGATCCAAAAAAAGATGTTTTGATATTTTTTAGTATATGTCTCATTTTTTCTTTTTTAGTTGTTTGTAACCAACTGCAATGGATATACCGCATGATATTGTGGAAGCCACAACGAAAACAAGTTGTGCTGCATCACTTATATCTTGCATACCAACAAGAGAAAAAAAGATCGTTCCTATTGTGGCAATGTATGTCGGCTCAGTTTGTGGCATTAATTTCTCCATCTTTCTTTTCTTCAAAATGCTTTGCAATAACATCAAATGCTTGAGTTACGGCAAAAGTTTCGTTCAAATTTTGGAAAATACCCTTTGCAACACCGAGATCCAGTGCTGATTTAATTACATTAATTGCTTGTTTTTCGTACATTTTGTCAAATTTTAGTTGTTATTAAATCAAAGTTAATCCAAGTTGTGATGCAATCCACTGATAAGCAGCCAAATTAATGTCGGCAGCCTCACCCCAAATGATATAATCATCACCTGAAATAATGCTATTACCTTCCGACAATTTCTCTCCAGCACTATCGGGTTCGCTTCCACTGGCAAGGATTGACCAGTAAAAAGTTGCACTGGATGAAAGGTTGTCATTGATAATATAGGCATTGAGCCATGATCCAGTTTTAACTTGTCCGTTTACCCAAATTTGAACGGGTTGTATTTGTTTCATATTATTTGTTTTATGAATTTATTGATCTGCAAACTTCATACCATATAGTACCATCGTAAATCAATGTAAGTGTATCACGAGCAGTTGAAGTAAAATTTAACCCACCGGATAAATATGCGTTGTTACGAGTAACGGTTGTATTGCTATCGTTAAAAATTAATGTAATTATTTGATTGGCGATTGCATTAGTAAAATTCGTAATTGATGTTGCACCTGAATTTTGAATATATAAATATGATACACCTGAAACACTTGGAGTTGTATCGCCATTTGTATATGTTCCAGCACGATATGAAATGCCTGAATTTAACATTCCAGCGACCTGCAATTTTTGACCAGCATCTACATTTGTTCCAACTAAAAAATTGGAATTAACAAATCTTGCAACTTCAGTGCCACTTTTTGTTGTATTTGTAGCACCCAAATTGAATGTAATTCTTTGCATTGTATTCATAGCACCTGCACCACCACCAAAATTTAATGTGTTAACAGTGCTTTGACTATCAGCAGTACAAATACAAACAGGTGCTTCACTATTTGTATAGTGTACTACACCAAATCTTGTCAATTTAGTGGTTGAATCAGTCCTTGTTGTAGTATTATTATCTGCACCTGATATAAAAGACAATCCACCTGAACTTATATCTACACCATTTGCAGTTGCTTTAGTTGTTAATGTATTAAACAATGTATATCCAAAAATATAAACATTACCAGTTACCTGAAATTTATTTCCATTATCAACAACAGATCCCAATATTAAATTATTTGATGTGGATATCCTCATCACTTCACTGGCATTGATCGTTTGCCACATACCAAATAACAAAGGACTGGCACTTGCAGTAGATATGCAAATATCCCCAGCAGTTGATCCTTGAATGAAGTTATTTGTTGCAGTGGCAAGTCCCACAACAAAACGCTGCGTTGCACCGCTTCCAGCATTATCAATACGAATAGAAGGTGCATTAGCTCCCACCACTTGTATATGTGCATCTGAACTGGCACTATTGACAACCAATCTGCCACTGGCAGTAATTTTGCTTCCGATAAAAGTTTGCCCACTGGTTTTGGCTATTGTAAAAGGCTGAATGCTACCAATAACATCAAAAATTCCATAATCATCAGCACCAGCATTGTAAAAATTACCTATTCTCCAGCGACCAGTACCACTTGTTTGGAAGGCAATAAGGTTGTTATTTGTTGCAGTAGTTTGGTTTAATATAGCACCATTTGTACCTCCATGGTGAACATCTAAAGCAACACTCGGAGAATTTGTATTAATACCTAAGTAATTGTTTGTAGCATCCCACCATAAATTGTTTTCTCCAGTTATAGATGATGCACTATCCCAAAAAGCCACTTGATTTGCTGCACCCGATCCAGTGATCGTACCCGTACCCGGTCCACCGATTAAATCCCATCCAGTGCCAGTATCCCTATAAAATGCGTATGTATTCGTTGAAATAAATATCCTTCCAACAATCCCAGCAGTGGGTCTATTGGCGAAAACATCCGAAAAAAACATTGGAGTTCCCCTTTGGTTTAATATCTCAAATGCTGGTTGAATCATTTGTAAAGTTTTCTAATTACCAACAAATTGTTGTTTGGACTGGAATAAGTGCTGAATGATATGTCGTATTCAGTTGTATCCAGTTCATTGATATTACCTGAAATTTGCAAAGATTGATTTTGTTGCAAGGTGATTGATCCCGAAATAGTTACTGGGTTCAATCCCAAGTTCAGGAATGTAATATCATTGCACTGGCTTGATACTTTTTGTGATACATAAAAGTTTTTAAATTCAGTGTAAAATTGCTGGATTTTTGCTCCAGTTGATCCACTGAACTTGTTTTCCAGTTCATACCTCTCCCGATCCGACATTTGCTTTTGGTATTTCAAACGCAAATTGTCGCTTTGGATTTTATCTTCTACCCTTACGGCTAAATGTTGTACTGGCATATTGTAATTTTTTAATATAGATCAGGAAATTGTCCAACACCACCAAATATCTTTCTTCCACTGGACAAAGTTTGTATCGCTTGTTTCTGCTTTGCAGTCATTTTCTTTTTCTTTACCGCTTCCACAACTTTTTTCACAACTGGAATTGCTTTTTGGACAAATGTTTTCTTTTCAAATTGCTCCCTTGTTATTTTTTCAGGTTCAGGCACTATCACCCTACCTTTTGGCTTCTTTTTGGCTGCCAATAGATAAAATGCACCATAACCAAGCAAAAGATATAGCAATGTCTTGTTTTTCATTATTTCTTTTTTATATATTCTCTTGCCAGTGTTACCAATATAAATGCTCCCAGCACCCATTTGCCATATTTTTCAATATAAAATGGGATTTTTCCTTTCTCTTGTATTTGTTCCTTTGTCTTTTCTGCCTCTTGCTTTTTTACGGCTTCCTGAACACCAGCACTGAACTGAAATGAAGTTGAATCATGCTTTACCAAATAAGGTTTGCCAAAAACATCTTTAAATAACCAGTAAACTTGTCCATTCCTTACAATATAGGAATAAACTTGCCCAACACTTTGCCCTTTGGCAAAAGTGCCTATTTTCTGCAAACTGGAGTTTAATTTATCCAGTTGCCTTTTGGCATATAGTGTTTGCCCAATGATCTTATCTGCACTTATTTCAGGCATAAATTAGCATCTTAGCATTTTCAATAACATTTTGAACTGCATTGGATCAGTTTCCGCTATCTCGCAAAGTTTTAGCAGATCATCACCCAACGTTTCATCATGCTTTTTCAATCTCTCAATTGCTTCATCAATCTTGCTATCTTGTTCCGTTTCTACCCCATCCAGTACACCAGCGACATGGGTAACTTTTTGTTGTGGGGAAAATATGTTTGCAAGTTGTGAAAGGATCATGGTTTGAACTTGTGGGTTTTTCATGAATCCAGCCAACATATTTTCTTCTTCAGGTTCTTCTTCTTCTTCCTCATCTTCCATCATGTCTTGCTGCATTTTCATTGCTGCAATTTCCGATTTCAATGACCTTATTTCATCCAATAATTGATTATTGGCATACCCCATTTGCTGGGGCATCATTTGAGAATATACCGACTTATTTAACTGGAATGTGATAGCATTTTTGACCTCATTTTTCCTTCCCTTCTTTTGATTTATCACCAGTAAATATGTATTTGTATTATCGGGGTTGCTCATAACGGAAGCCATTGCATCGGCAAGATGCTGCCTACCCATGATCTTATCATCCCCATCGTAACTGAATCGCCTTGATGTTTCATCAATTTTATGTCCCGCATAAATCGTGTAAGGTGCATCATCATATTGATCATAATATGATAAAACACTTTCTGCATCGTGAAGTTCAGGTTTGTAAGGCATATCAATACATATTTAAAGGTGAAAGGAAAGTGAATAAATTAGGCATAATATACACCCAAACAAACACTGAAATTGGCACTTGAAATGCTGGAATAAGCAGTGGGAGTTTGAATATATGATTTGCTCCAAATGATTTGCTGACCAGCAAATGGAGTGATAGCAAAAGCATAAGGATCGGCAGTAGATGAATTTGAAGCAATCCTATTCAGTTCCAAAATAGGAATCCTATTTACACTTTCTTTG